ACCTGCTAAATCTAGCAGAAGCAGAGTAACAAGGTATCGTATGGGTACCCCTACTCGTGCGGTTGTAGCTGCCGGCTACAAAGCAATTGCTCAAGGCTTAGTGTAAGTCTTTAGTTAGCTAACTAAAGGGAGCTTCGGCTCCCTTTTTTTATAGGAGAATGTATGAAAAAAAATTGGTGGGATATAATTATGGATGATAGAGTCAATGCAATTAAAACTTTGCCTTTTCAAGTTAAGTTTATGTCTATGCAAATCTTAGCTTGGTTATGGTCAGCAGTGTTTGGTATCTATATAGTAGAAAGCATATATGCTTTTGGAATATCTGCAGCAGCACATGCTTTATTAATAACAGCAACTGTATTGACTGCAATTTATTTTAGAGAAGTACAAAAAGAAAGAATATCTTCTGCTCTAAGAGGTAAAGGTGGAGAACATGAATAAGAAAAAGAAAAGGAAAGACCCTATGGGTCAAAAAGACTTGATGGGTGAAGACATGTTTGTATTACTGCTTGCTTTAGTCTTTGTTGCTTTGGTAATAACATTCGGAGGCTTAAGTAATGGGTAAACATTTAAAAACTGCTATGGACGTAAGATTCATAAATGAATTAGCCACTGAAGTCTATAAGTTAGACCCAGAAAACGAAAAGCTAAAAGAACTCAGCTCACTCCCAAACTATGAAGGTGGTGAGTTAAAGAAGCATCTACAAGAAATTAAAAAAAGTAAATAGATGGTATAACTATAATAACATGGTGAGCTACTTTGCTCCAAACAAAACACTCACCTTAATAAACTGATATAAAGGAGAAAGAATATGTCAAAAATAAAAGTAGGAATCATTGGAGTTGGTTCTTGTGCTAAAAGCCTAGTTGAGGGCGTTCAATACTACAACGAAAATCCAGAAGATAAAGTCGGTCTTATGTACCCAGACATTGGTGGGTATGGAACTAAAGATATCGAATTTGTTATGGGTTTTGATATTGATGTTAGAAAAGTAAATAAACCTTTAGCTGAAGCTTTAAGAGCTGCACCTAATTGTTCTATGAATCATGTTAATACAATTCACACAAATGGAGATAGTAATTCAAGTTGTGTAAAATCTAAAGCAATGGTCTATTCAGCACCAGAGCTTGATGGTATCGCACCTCACATGCATGATTACCCAGATGAAGTCACATTTGTAAATGGTGCTATACCAGCAGAATCTTTTGATAGAACTGTAGAGTTAATAAAGTATCATGATGTAGATGTACTTATTAATTATCTACCTGTAGGTTCTGAAGATGCTACAAAGTATTGGATTGATGTTGCTATTAAAGCTGGTGTAAACTTTGTAAATTGTATACCAACTTTAATTTCTACTGATGATGCTATGGAAACTGAACAAAGGTTTATTGATGCAGGTTTAACAATTGTTGGTAGTGATATGCGTTCAGCATGGGGAGCATCTCGTATGTCAGAAGTATTACAAGGTGCAATGCTTGATTCTGGATTACAAGTCACACAACATATACAAATGAATATGGCAGCTGGTTCTACACAAGGACAAGAAAATATAAGAACAGGTCGTACTGCAAATACAGACTTTTTGAATATGGCTAAACAGGATAGACTACATTCAAAACATGTATCTAAAGAAAATGTTTTAAAAGGTCAGAATATTGTAAGAGATGAATCAACTGCAGGTATGACACTATTTGCTGGTCCATCTTTAACAGTACAGCAAAAACCTGGTGGTGATTACATTCCATCAGATAATAAGATTGCAAACTTTGATATTGTTGCTTATGGATTTGGTGGTGCAAGGTATGAAATGTCTGCTAGATTATCAGTCCAAGACAGTCCAAACTCTGGTGGTGTTGTAGTATCAGCAATTAGGTTTTGTAGAGTAGCAAATGAAATGGGTATTGTTGGTTATCTTAGAGGTCCAAGTGCATGGACACAAAAGTCGCCACCAGTACAGTTAAAAACTGATGTTGCTAAATCTGAATGTGATGCTTTAGCTGAAAGAAAATATACTGAAATGACTAAAGCTCAGACAGTAGATGCGAGACCAAAAGCAAAAGACTTACCACATACATTCCAAGCAGGAAAAACAGACTATGAAAATTAATACATTTGATATTGATGGTGTCATAGACTTTGGTGATACATACACAGGCGTACGTCCGTGCGTGAATGACATTATTATTACTGGTAGGTCAGTACATACTGAAAGAGAAGCTACTGAAAAAATGCTACGTGACCGCGGCATAAATAATATGTTATTTATGAATGACCTGCGAAGAGATGACCCAGAGTATGGCCGTCAAGCTAGTGGTAGATTCAAAGCTAAAATGATTACAATGCTAAAGAAACAGGGTTATGATATTGGTATGCACTTTGAAGATGATGAAATACAAATAGATGAAATTAAAAAAGAACATCCTGATTTACATATCGTCCATTTAGTTAGACAAGACGGTATACATCCTTATGAATAGTCTATTAGAAAAAAGAAACGAAGACAACTTTCAAATATTTAACGAGTGGGTAAAAGAGTTCTTTAAAAGAGAATATCTTAGAGACTATGGTGACTTAAATGAGTATACACCTAGCCATGTTGCAATGAGAGAAGAAGTTAAGTATTGGAATCCAAATAGGTCTAAACATGCTGAGGTACATTGGTTAGAAAACTATGTATTTGGTAGAGATGATGTAAGTCTTAGAAACAAGATACTAAATGCTATGGCTGTTAAATTTGTTGGTATGCCAACACTTACACTAGTTGCTAGTGATTCTGCTGACTATCATAACATCATAGACTTTGAGAGATATGAAAATGAAACAGTATATCGTCATAAGATACAAATGAATCTAAATCAAAATAGACATAAACTAGCTGTATGGGGTTCAACACAATTACAAACATCATTACAAACGGCTGCAAGAAACTATTGTAGAGGTAAATATAATCAGCCAGATAAGAAGTTTCAATTATCAGATATGATTGATTGGATGTGTCATTTAGATAACTTAGGTCTATCAAGAACTGTAATGGATAAAAATTCTACACTTGGTACTGTATGTGAACATTTAAAAGAACATAGAGGCATTGGCCCATACTTCTCATATCACCCACCATGCAATTTTAGTAGAGCAAATGAATTACCTCATATAGATGAAGATGATGATTATTGTCTTGTTGGTCCTGGTGCAAAGAGAGGTTTGGAGTTTGTATTCCCTGATGTAAAATTTAGCAATAATGATATTATGGAAGAGTATATACTGACTGTAAGAGACCATCAACATGATTTCTTTGAATTTAAAAATGACCAAGAAGAACAGTATTATAGAAACAATTTAGAACGTGGTGGCAATTTAACTACATTTGGTACAGAAATAACTTTCTGTCAGTTTAATGTATTTCTTGGTATAAAAGATAATGCAAGGGCACAAGAAAAGAGGATTGTACCACTAACATTTGATAGTTTTGAAGTTATTGCAGAGAATTTAAACAAGGAACTTAATAAACCTACATTGGAGGCATTTGTATGATAGACTTTTTCTTTATATTTATGATATTGATGGGTTGTTTTGCATTTACAATCTTAGGATTGGCCGGCAAATTACACTTTGAGAAAAAGAAAAAAGGCAAAGGTGATGGTGGCTGGTAATATACTAAACTGTCCATTTATACCTGTGGCTAAGAGAATAGCATCTCATAGAGGTGCTCAAGGTGTTATGTATGGTGACATGATTAAACAAGCTCATGGCCAATGTGATGTAAATTACGGTGGTGAAATAGAAGACCATAATGATTATGACACAATGTGGGTATATCATGGTAATGATTTTAGTGGTGGACTAAATATGTTTGGTGGTGTATATGGTTTTCCTTATGTAAAAAACACTGTCAACTTTTCACAGTTCAAAGGTAAGATAAAATCTATTGCTATTGATTTTCCACCTTACCATGAATGGATAAAAGATAAATTAGACAAAGCTAAAAAGGACCCACAACCAGAATGGGCTGATGTAGACTTAGATAATTTAGAAAGAATGTTTAATGAAGCTGAAACAGTTATACATCCTAATCCTACAAACAAATTAGTCATAGGTGATTCACATTCTATTTGTATGTATCGTCCTGGTTGGACTGTAAATAGTGTACCATTTAAAACACTTAATGGTGCTTTGAAAGATGGATTGAAAACATTCATCCCTGAAGGTAATTATAATGAGATTGAATTATACTTTGGCAATAT